ATCCACCACCTCCGCAATCACCCGAAGCCCGCGCCTGTCCTCGCTCAGATGCTCGATCCGCCCGACCGGCTGCCCCTTGTGCTGCAGCAGCAACGGCACCTCGCCGACGCGCCCGACAGCCTCCGCGAACGCCCCCCGCCGGACCACGTCGCCGCCGCTGTCCGGCCGGTCGAACACCGCCGCATAGCCCGCGAACCTCATGCGCTGATCAGCTCCGTCAGGCGCAGCTTCACCGCGATCCCGACGAGCACAGCAGCCAGAGCGATCCGCACCGCCCAGCTCACAACCGCCCGCCACGCCGTCCGCTTGGCATCGCGCCACGCCGACAAAAGCTCACGAAGCTCGTCCATGTCCCGCCGCGCCCTTTCGTCGTCGAGCCCCAGCGAGGCCAGCGCCCGCCGAGCCCCCGCCTGGGAGGATTCTTCGACCATCGCCCGCAGGGTCACGACATCCACGACCCGCCCGTCCGCCTGCGCGACCAAAGTCGCCAGCAACGCATCGTTCGTCACAGCTTCGGCCCCTTGAAGCCCAGCATCGCCCGTTTCTCATCGTCGCTAAGGAACCCGGCCGCGCCAACCTGCTCCCAAAGCTTCGCGCGGTCATCGGCAAGCTCGCTGATCTGGTCGGTATCGACGGCCAGCCTCACCGGCCCCATCCAGTCCGAAAGCATCCCCGAAAGCCCGTCCAGGATCCGCGCCGCCATCGGCAGCACCGTCTGCCGGTACAGCGCCCGCCCGGCCTCGCGGGCATTCGCATAAGTGGCGTCCCCCGGAAGCCCGACCAGCACCGGCGGCACGCCGAAGGCCAGCGCAATGTCCCGCGCCGCGCCTTCCTTGAGCGCGACGAAATCCATGTCGGCGGGCGTCAGGCTCAGCGCCTGCCACTTCAGCCCGCCCTCGAGCAAAAGCGGCCGCCCCGCATTCCGCGTGCCCGAAAATTCCGCCTCCAGCTCCGCCTTCAGCCGTTCGAACTGCCCGGCCGAAAGCGACGCCCCGTCGCCGGGTTCGTAGGTCAGCGCCCCGGAAGGCCGCGCCGCATTGTCGAGCAGCCCCTTGTTCCACCGGCTCGCCCTATTGTGAACGCTCGCCGCAGCGATCGCCGCGTCCAGGCAGCCCATCCCATAATGGTCGTCGCGCGGGTGCAGCGAACGCACATGGGCGATCAGCGTGCGCCCAAGCCCGTCCGCCCGCGCCAGCCGCGTCGTCCGCGTGCCGGCGCGATAGGAATAAGCCACCGGCCAGCCGTTCGAATCCGTCTCGACGCCGACCCGCTCGGGCCGAAGCATCGCCAGCTCGCGCGGCCGCTCGTCGGCATCGGTCAGCACCTGCACATAGGCATTGCCGTGCAGCAACAGCGCCGCGCCGACCTGCTCGATCAGCCCGCCCGCCGAAACCAGCCCGGCCGCCGCCTCGTCGCCCTCGATCGCGTAAATACTGAGGGACCCCAGCATCCCCGCAACCAGCCGCACCGCGCGCTGCCCGACCGGATTGTTGCGATAAACCTCGTCGAACTGCGCTTCGTACCCGCGCGCAAATCCCTCGCCGTTCGCCGAGCCGAGCCACGCAGGCACGAACGCCCGCTGAGGCTCCGGCGCGCTCTTGCGGCCGAACCAGAATGCCATGTTTGCTCCTAAATCTGCTGTCGCCTACCAAGCCCGGATGGGCCTGTTTTTTCGTGTCGCGCCGCTTCTCGCGGCGCTCGCCTGCGCGTCGTGCAATCGCCCGGCTATCGATCCGTCGCAGAGCCTCGTCGCGGCGAAAACGCTCCCGTCGGTCCGCGACTTGTCGCGGGAAAGGATCGACATTGAGCTCCGTTACGACAAGCAGCTCAGGCACCTGCTGTCCTATGAGTTGCGGCCGGACGATAGTTTGACTGTCAGGGTCACCGAAGTCGCCGATTCCAATCGATCGACGATCCGGCAATTCCAGCTCGGATCCTCTGCTGCCGATGCCATTCGCAAGAAACTGTGGCGCATGCGTCCAGCTGAATTGCGCGGCGTCCTGTGGCCCGTGCAGCCCGCCGACTGCCCGCCGCCTCCCACTGACACGCCCG